TCCTTAGCGCGGTTTCATTGTTGGCAGACTCAGTGGCTTCAATGCCAATGCGTTGTTATCAGATTGACAAAGCTGGCAAGCGCATCATGCGCCCATTGCCAGATGTATTAGCGAATCCCGATCCCGAATCCAACACTTACGAACTCATTCATCAAGTCGTGGCTTCGCTTGCTCTTCATGGAAACGCCTATGTAAAGATTGACCGCGACCGCTCTGGAAACATGATCGGCCTTGTCCCACTTCATCCTTATCAGATGCAGGTTATGCCGACTGGCGATCAAATTGGCCGTAGGTATTTGCATCTTGGAAACGATATTGCTCGCGAGGATATGCTCCACTTGCGTTGGTTCACGCCGCCACAATCTTTGGTTGGAATTTCCCCGCTCAATCAAGCTCGCAACCTTGTCGGATTATCAATTGCGATGGATCGTCATTTGGCTCAGTTCTATGGCGAGGGCGCAACTCCTTCATCAGTTCTTGAAACAGATCAGAAGTTGACACTTGATCAGGCTCGAATCATTCAAGGAACTTGGGAAGCAACTCATCGCCGTCATCGCAGACCAGCAGTTCTCTCTGATGGTTTGAAGTGGCGACCAATAACTACTTCGGCTGCTGATAATGAAATGATTGCAACTCGCGAGCAATTACTTCGCGACATTGCAAGAATCTTCCGCATTCCATCACACTTGATCGGCGCTTCCGGCGATTCACAGACTTATCAGAATGTTGAACAAGCATCTTTGAACTTCTTGACCCACACAATTCATCCTTGGCTTCGCCGAATTGAAATTGCATTCTCTCAAATCCTTGATGCTGGCGATGATGTTGCCTTTGATACTTCAACATTGCTTCGCGTTGATGCGCTTACTCGCGCCAATGTGAACCTAATAAATGTGAAGATGGGCGCTCGGACTCCAAATGAAGTTCGCCAAATCGAAGGCATGGAGCCTTACGAGGGCGGCGATGAATTCAATCAGGTCATTGCCGGAACAATTGTTGCTGGAGGCGCAGTTGCGCCTTCTCTTGGAACCGATGCTGATCCATCCGCGCCGGTCATGGGGGTTTTAGAATAAATGGCTGAGACATATCGCCCGCCAAAAGGCGTTCAAGATGAAGCAAAAAAGGCTTTGGCTTGGATTGCTGATGGTAAAGCAGGAAGTGGCTTTACAGCCGTTGGCAAAAAAAGAGCTAGTGACTTGGCAAATGGTCAGCCACTAAGCGCTCAAACAATTTTGAGAATGTATTCATTCTTCAAAAGACATGAAGTTGACAAAAAAGCAGAAGGTTTTAGTTCTGGGCAAGATGGTTTTCCATCGCCAGGAAGAGTTGCTTGGTCAGCCTGGGGCGGCGATGCAGGATTTTCTTGGGCAACAAAAATTAGAAATTCAATTTCAAAAAGTGCAAGAGCGCTTTCCCTAATGGCCGAGGAGAATGATATGGCTGACATGAATGAAGTTTCAGATTTGAATGAGGAACTGACCGAACTGCTTGCAGATGTTGTCAGCTTCTACTTCCGCGCTCATGGCGCTCACTGGAATGTAAAAGGCGCTGATTTCAGCGAATATCACAAACTTTTCTTGAAAATTTACGAAGATGTTTATGAGTCTATTGATCCAATCGCCGAGAACCTTCGCAAATTGGGATCAATTGCGCCATTCACATTGACTTCATTCCTGACACTTCGCTCAATTGATGATGCTTCAACGACCCTACAAGACCCAATTGCCTTGGCAAATGACCTTCTAGCGGCCAATGATATGATCCTTGATGAACTTTCAGATGCCTTTGATTGCGCTACAAACTACAATCAACAGGGTGTTGCTAACTTCCTTGCCGGTCGAATTGATCAACATCAGTTTTGGAAGTGGCAATTGACCGCTTCTCTGGGTCAAGAAGTCACTCAGCCAGCCGTTGATCCACTTGATGCTCAAGGAATTGATGCAGATGATGTCGAAGAAGACGAAATGGGCAATATGCCAATGGACATTGTCTATGGTCGATCAGCAATTGGCGCAGTAGGGCTTCATTTCGCGCCAAGAGACACTTCATGGGATGCCGCAGCCGCTAACAAGAGAATTCAGGCTTGGGCTGGCGGTAAAGACAATATGGACTGGGCAAAGTATGCAAATGCCTTCTTCTATGTTGATTCTGCCGACAAAGAAAAACTTGGCTCCTATAAATTACAATTTGCAGACCTAATTGATGGCAAATTGGTTGCCGTTCCAAAGGCAATCTTTGCTGTTGCTGGAGTTTTGAACGGCGCAAGAGGCGGCGTTGATATTCCTGCTGCCGATATTGCTTCAATCAAGGGCAAAGTTTCAACTTATTATTCACAAATGGCCAAGGCTTTTGACGATGATTCGATCAAAGCACCTTTCGAGGGTCGTTCAGAAGAGGAATCAACAATGATTGAAGAACGGAAAACTATGATTCGCAATGCCGAGCAAATCACAATGCAAGCAGAAGTTCGCTCGGTTGCTACCGATGACGGCTCAATCAAGGTTGCCGGATATGCCGCAACTTTCAACAATGAAGCAACTGGCCTAAACTTCCGCGAAATTATCGCCCCAGGAGCATTCACTCGCACTCTAAAAAGTGAGAATCCAATCTTCCTTCTTATCAATCACGATATGGAACAACTTCCGCTCGCATCAACTCGCTCTGGCACTTTGAAATTGTCAGAAGATGAGATTGGCCTTCGCATGGAAGCGACACTTGATCCGCTAAATCCTCGCGCTGCTGAACTTGCCTCAGCTCTTGGTCGCGGCGATGTTGATAAGATGTCATTCGCATTTACAGTCGCTCCCGGCGGGGATACTCGCGCTGAGGGGCTTCGCACATTGACCGATCTTGATCTTTATGAGATTTCAGTCGTCAATCTTCCAGCCTACGATGACACTTCAGTTGGACTTCGAGCAGAAGCCAAGTCTGATGACCTAATCCTTCGCAAGCGCAAACTTGCTGCGAAGTTCAAACACTATTCGCTGACCAAGTAGTCAAGCGATTTACCCTCGGCGCAATTCGCCTCGGCGGTTTTCCATTCACTCATCCTGAGAGGAGACTCAATTGTCTCTAGTTTCAAAACTCAAGGAACAACGCGATGGCTTGGCAGCCACAGCAGAGGAAGTTTTAGCTTCTGAAGATGTAACCGCCGAAGCACTCGATGCTGTTTCAGCAACACATGAAGAAATTGCCGCGCTCGATGAGCGCATTGCAACTGCCGAAAAGGTAGAAGCTCGCACTGCTGCAATCGCAGAATCACGCAAGGAAGCAAAAGTCGCTACATTTGGCGGCGCAGTTGTTACTCGCGAAGCAATGACCTATGACCGCGATGGAAAGAACTCTTTCGTTCGCGACATGATCGGCGCACAACTTCGCAACGATCTTTCCTCATGGGAACGCCTTGCTCGTCACCAACAAGAAGTTGCGATTGAAACTCGCGACATTTCTCGTACAGACGGCGCTGGTGGAGATTTTGTTCCCCCAATCTACCTAATCAACGAATACGCTGAGTTTGCTCGTGCTGCTCGCGTAACTGCTGACCTTGTTACAAACATGGCACTACCAGCAGGAACAGATAGCATCAACATTCCTCAAATCACAACAGGAACACTTGCTGCTTTCCAATCTTCAGACAACTCAGCAACAACAACACGCGACATGGTTTCTTCAACAGTAACCGCTCCAGTTCGCACAATCTCAGGTTATGAGAATGTGTCAATCCAGCTTGTTGAGCAATCACCTCTTGCTGGCGGTCTTGATCGCCTAGTATTCGGCGATCTAATGGCTGACTACGCACTACAACTAAACACAGCAGTTGTTGGAACCGGTGACGGAACTTCAGGAACTCTCAAGGGTCTTGTAACTCTTGGCGTTGACACAACAAACGGCATCCCTGTTACATGGACAGAGACAACTCCATCTGCTCCAAACGGCGCAATTGCAATCGCTAAGGCGATTTCAAAGGTTGTTACAAACCGCTACAAGGCTGCTGAAGCAATCGTAATGCACCCTTCAATGTGGTACTGGTTTGCATCACAAGTTGACGGATCAAACCGCCCACTTGTTGTTCCAGTAACTGGCGCTTCACAGGCATTCAACGCTGCTGGCACAGTAACTAACCCAGGCGCTCCTGCTGGTCTAGTCGGAACAATCCAAGGCGTTCCAGTCTTTATTGATGCAACCATCACAAAGACTTACGGCGCTTCAACAAACCAATCTCCAATTCTTGTCGGTAAGTTCTCAGATTCTTACCTATTCGAATCAGGCGTGAAGACTCGCGTACTTCCAGATGTCCTATCAGCTAACCTAACAGTTCGCTTCCAGGTCTACGGCTACGCAGCTCTAGCACACCGCTTCAACAAGGCCGTCTCTGCCGTAACAGGCACCGGAACTGTTGCACCTTCAGGATACTAAGCCTGATATAGTCTGATCGTTGAGCCAGCCTTGGATGGAGTTCCGAGGAACGAAACCCCAAGGCTGGCCTCAACATAAATTTGAATCGGGGGATTCTTTGAAATCTATTTTCCTTGAAGGTCTCAAAACTGCTCGTCAAATAATTGTTCAAGATGGCATTGAAAAATTAGATGCTTTGATTGCAGAACACGAATCAGGAACCATCGAAACGACCGCTTTGAATGTTAGAGCGGAAACTCGATGAAAATGAAAGATAAAGTCTGCATTGGCATGGTCAATGACGGCAAGATCAATGGTCAACTTGCAATTGACTTGATTCACATCGCAAGACACCCATCTGGTCGATTAGATCAAATGGTTCAAGTTTCAAACATTGGGCTGACCACTCGCTCAAGAAATGTTGTTGTAAAAAGTTTTCTTGAAGATACCAATTGTCTTTGGCTACTGCTGATTGATTCAGATGAGCGCCTGACTATTGATACATTTATGAAATTGATTGAAACAGCGCACGATACGCAGCGCCCAATAGTGTCGGGTTTAGTATTCGCAGCCTTTTTCAACAAAGATGATTCACTAAGACCAGTCCCAACCATCTATCGGATGACTCAAAATGCTGGATTGCAGCCGATTGATGATTACCCAATTGATCAAGTTATTGAAGTTGATGCGACTGGAACCGGTTGTTTGCTAATTCATCGCTCAGTTCTTGAAAAATTGCGTGAAAATGCAACCCCAAATCAAGGCAAAGACTGGGCTTGGTTCGTAGAGGGAGCCATTGACGGCACATATTTTGGCGAGGATTTACTATTTTCCAAGCGATTGAAGTCGCTCGGATACAAGATTTATGCACACACAGGGGCAATTTTGGCGCATCAAAAACAATTTTGGCTTGATGAACGCCATCATCTTCCAACTCGTGAAGCTGCAATCAGACATTATGAAGCATCAGGTTCAAATGTACCCCTGGCAAATGAATCTGATGCCCTAACTTCTAAGGAGTAATAAATGGCAAGAATATCCACTACCGAAGCGAATCAAGCCCTCTCGACAACTGGCTGGGCTTATGTTTCCCTTCACACTGCCGATCCAGCAACAACTGGCGCATCTGAAGTTTCTGGCGGTTCATACGCCCGCGTTGCAGTCTCTTGGAACGCTGCTTCAAGCGGATCAGTAACAAACAACGGCGCATTGTCAATCAACTTGCCAGCATCAACTACCGCTTCTTATTTTGGAGTTTGGTCGGCTTCAACTTCCGGTACTTATTACATCGGCGGCGCTCTTAGCCCATCAATCACAACTGGAGCATCTGCCGGAACAGTAA